AACCCTAACCCTAACCCGACATGGAATGTTACACTTTTCATGTATTGGGTCGACCAAAAATTTTTTTCTTGCGTAATAGTAACCCCCCCCCAGCAAAAAAAAACTTCAAAAAAAAATGACAACTGCCTGCGCCGTATACGACTTCACTCTCTCAGAGGCTTTTGTTCCTCCTGAGTATGACCCAGAGGTCCTTTGCGCTAAATTGCGTGAGGTCGCAAAGAAGTTTTGCTTCCAACTGGAAGAGAGCGATACTGGTTATCGCCACTATCAGGGCAGATTTTCCTTGTGGAAAAAGAAACGCCCTGGAGAGCTTAATAAGCTCATTACGGCGCAGCATCACATACTGGAGCGTGCTCATATTGCACCTACCTCCACACCGTCTTCTGGTGATACATTCTATGTGATGAAATTGGACACTCGGGTTGCAGGCCCGTGGACCGACAAGGACCTTCCTGTTTACATTCCACGTCAGTACCGCATTCTATCTTTGCGGCCGTGGCAACAGGTAGTATTCAACACCTGTGATGATTTCGAGCCTCGAAAAATCAATTGTCTTGCCACTCCTGAAGGTAATATTGGCAAGTCTACTGTTGTGGCTTATTGCTGTCTGCACAGGAATGCCATTCGCATCCCTGCTGTTAATGACCATGAGAAGCTACTCGCATCTGTGTGCGATATCCTTACTGCCAAGCAGGAGCGGAAGCCCTGTGCTATCTTCATTGACCTCCCACGGTCTATGGACAAGTCCAAGCTTCGTGGCATCTTCAGTGCTATCGAAGAGATTAAGAATGGGCATTGTTATGACATGCGCTACCACTACAAGGATTGGTGGTTTGATTCTCCCTCTGTCTGGGTCTTTATGAATTGTTGGCCAGATACGAGGTTGATGTCCAGGGATCGATGGAAGTTCTGGGAAGTCGAGCGTGACCAACTTGTGCCACTTGCTCCACCCGAGGAATATTAGTGTTACAGCGCAGCGCCATGAGGAGGGTGGCGCCTAAGGCGCCCCCAAGGAGGAGCGAAGCGACTCGACCGACCAAGATTTTTTTTCTTGCGTTAGGGTAACACCATGCCGACCTACCATGCTCGCCGAGGATTCGCGAGCGCGGCGGCAGCTAAAAGACGTTCTGCGAATCGCGCGACTGTTGTTGCGAGAAAGCGTAAGACTACTGCTCTTAATCGTCTCAAACTTAACCCGACGGTCGCCAAGTTAGTAGACCGGAGGATTTACCGTACTCAGGAGCGTCACCAGACGTATTTTCACCTGAGAAGGACACAGCTTACCAACATGCCCGATACACTTCCCAGGGCTTGGAAGCTATTCCCCCCAGTGTCACAGGACACCACACGCTCTACCCGTCTCGGGTCTGAGCTCACGTTAACTGCGGGCTATACACGCGGGATTTTAACCGTGCCTGCGGACGACAACCCACCGCTGGGTAACGACGACCGCGCTGACATCATGTTGCGCCTTATGGTCGTATCTGCAAAAGGAGGAGACAACGTCGACTTCTGGAATGCTCAGTACCTGTCTGACATATACGCCAACTTCTTTAAGAGTGGCGACGCTGCTACCGGCTTCACCGGTACCAATATTGACATGTGGCAGTCGATAAACCATGATATTGTGACCACACACTATGACCGCGTTTTCCGCATGAAGAGGGGGGTGGGTTACTTTCCCGCCGCTACCCCTCAGTCCGATGGTGCAGCACACATGCCTGCCATCCACATTCCGTTCAGGATCAAGCACCGCGTGAAGGGTAAGAAGATTTATTACCGCACGCAAGTGACTACAAGTGCTGATAACTACTGTCCGGTTATGCTTGCCGTTTGGTCATACACTAACGGCGCAAACCCTTCCCAATCAGGCGTCCCATTCATTGAGTCGTGGACGAACTGGTTCTACAAGGCTTAGAACTAAATAAGCCCCCCGCAGGGGCCCCCGGAGGGCAGTGCCCGAAGGGCAACGTATTTTTTTAGGGTAGACTGGGGCTTCACCCTAACCCTAACCCTAACCCTAACCCTAACCCTAACCCTAACCCGACATGGAATGTTACACTTTTCATGTATTGGGTCGACCAAAAATTTTTTTCTTGCGTAATAGTAACCCCCCCCC